AACCAGAGCCAATATCAACGGCGTATCACTGACAGACTATCTCGTTAATCTGGGGCTAGGAGGTGACAAGTGAATGAACGTTACAAGTGTATTGAGTGCCATCAAGAGTACCACCCAGAGTATGGAAAGAGGACTTGCTGCGGTGAGCCTCTCAAGCCTGTTGTCAAACTTCGTGCGATATTCAGCGGGGATGTTGATAGGGAGCTTGGCTACAAGTATGTTCCTCTTACAGAGCAGGGAGGTTAGGCCAACATGAATAAAGCTTTCGAGAAGTGGTGGGACGAAAACGAATATGCCTATACCTGTGAATCTTCTGATGTGAGACCTGCTTTTGAAGCCGGTCAGAACCAGGCTTTTGAAAAAGCCGCGCAGTTGGCATCCGACAACCCGGACTATCTAACTTCGCATATTAACGGGATTCCTTACATAGCGGTAGCTATCAGGAGGTTGAAGACATGAGTGAAAAAACTGAGTTTCTTGATGAAATGGTTTGGGTGTTAGACGAAATGACCAGTAGAGGGTACACAGACACAAGAGACATCTTCAAAGACCTCGACGCTCTCAGCAAAGAGGTTGAGGGACTGAGAGAAGAGGTGGACATGTGGACACAGCACACGGTAGACAACGCAAGGAGGGCAGAGAAAGCCGAAGCCGACTTAACTACCATGCTCACTATCGCTAACGGATGGGAGGCGGCAAACAAAACTCTCAAAGCTGACAGAAAGCGGTTGAGGGAAGTAGTTAACGCAGTAAAAAAGGAATACGAGGCGTTGAATCCAAACTGGCCTGCTGTCTTTGGCGCTTACGAAGAATATGAAGAACAAGCACTCATTGACACAGAAGGCAAGGAGGGGTAAGGTAAGGAATGGCCGACGAAATCAACGATCTAATAGACTCAGCGATAAAAGAGCTCTCAGATGATAACATCCATTCAGGTGTTGGGTCTCTGGTTGAGCTTGCCCACAAGTTCGCCGCTGCTGGTCTTGGAATTGAGTCATTCCTCAACACTCGCAAATACATCATCAATGAAGCCATAAGAAACACAGACGCTTTTTTCATAACAGAGAAAATCAAACTCGCAGAAAGAGAGGCACAGAATGACCGAATTTTCACAGACCAAGCAAGAGAAGAAACCAGGCAGACCATCAACTAAGGAACTTGAAGACAAGGTGGACCGCCTGGAGCAATGCCTAGCTAAGATAGCCCACTATTCAGGGTCAGCGCGGATCATTCGAGAGTTTGGCATTGAAGTTTGGGAGCCTGGAAAGCAAGACATGAGCAAGTACAAAAACTAGAAAGGTGGAAACCATGTGGCCGAAGCTGACATGTAGAAAACTCTTGATTCAAGGAAGAAGCATTAAATCAACATCAAACGTTGAGCTGCTTCAGTTAATGGACACCACAAAGCGGGACACCTCAACATACACACTCCTTGTCAACGAGTTTAACGCTCGCATTACCACCAAGACACCAGAACCTCTACAACCAAAGCAATCAATAGCTGAGAGGCTTAGGAAATACACCCTATCGCACAGTGAGGGAGAAAAGTCATGCCAAACAATTCCTTAATCAAAGCAGAGAAGGCAGCGGCTACATTAGGCGGTGAGTCAGGTAAAGCAAGAGACGCCATCCTCAAGCGCAAGAAGGCGGTAGAGAAAGAACTTGCTGAGATTATGAAGTCACTGGAGTAGGGAATGACACTGACTCCTAAACAGAAGAAGAAAGAGATACTTTTCCACCAAGCAACGCTTGGACGAACGAAAGAAGGCGCAATTTATTTGTTCTCCAAGGTATCAATGGGACTAACCGGAGAGGTACAAAGACTCCCAGAGGATATGATCTGTGGCGTTAACACCTAAACAACATATGGTATGTAATGATATAGAGTTGACAGCTAATGTTATGAAAAGTGCAGGCAACCCACGGCAAAACACCCACAGATATGGTAATTAGCTTATGTCGAACCCAAATATTAAAGATCAGGCAAGCAAAGGTGGCAAGACAACGGGGCCGCAGAAGCGTGGTTATTTCATGGAGCGCCTTGCAGAAGAGGTATTCAAGTCAGAGGAAGTGTTTACGGAGTGGGTGAAGGACAACTACACCGATGCAATCAAAGAACTGGGCAAGTTACAGCCGAAGAATGACAAGCTTGAAATAGCTGGACGAATGACAGTAGACATATTCAAGAAGAGGTACGATGGCTCAGACGATTGAATATCACATGATGCCACAAGGCGAGATACTACAGGCGTTTTCTGATTGCAGGGAGCGCAATTCCTTTATTATGGGTCCACTCGGATCAGGTAAGACGGTTCAGATAATCCTCAAGCATCTTGACATCATGTGTGAGCAAGAGCCAGTCAAGAGCAAACATCACAAAAACTACAATAAGAGATTGACACGATTCCTCGCAGTTAGAAATACCTATAGCGAGCTATTCAGCACGACCATAAAAGACTGGCTTGAGATTCATGGCGAGTTGGGAGAGTTTAAGCAGGGCAGCAAGGAGCCTCCTACGCATCGCATCAAGTTTGATCTTCGAGACGGCACTACGGTTGAATCAGAGATCCTGTTTATTGCCTTCGATAGACCTGACCACGTTAAAAAGGCCAGGGGGCATCAGGTCACAGGAATATGGTTGAACGAGACTAAGGAGTTAGCAAAGTCAATAGTTGATATGCTTGACCTCAGACATGGCCGGTATCCTTCCAGAAGAGAGGGCGCTACTTGTACTTGGCATGGGATGATGGGCGATACCAATGCGCCGGATGAGGACCACTGGTATTACAGACTAGCAGAAGAAGAGAAGCCTGAAGGTTGGGCCTTTCATCGTCAACCAGGGGGAGTGGTAAAATCTGGTGACAAGTATGTTGTCAATCAAAACGCTGAGAACATCATTAACCTTCCAGATAAATACTACGATCGTGGGATGCAGGGCAAGGCGGAGGACTGGGTAAAGGTAAATCTAGCCAATGAGTATGGCTTTGTTATCGATGGTAAGCCTGTCCATCCTCTTTATGTTGATTCAACGCATTGCAAGGACATGGACTTTACTCCGTCCATAGATAACTTTATTGTGCTTGGCTTTGACTTCGGGCGTACTCCTGCCTGTGTGCTTATGCAGAAACAGAACAACTACAATCGGTGGATAGTGTTTGATGAGTTCCTGAGTGTGGACATATCAGCAACCATGTTCGCCCCTGAGTTAAAGAAATACCTTGAGAGTGAATACCCTGGCTGTAAATTCAAGGGCTGGGGAGATCCTTCAGGAGATAACAAGGGGCAGGCCACAGACGATACACCTTTCAGGGTGGTAAGGGGTGCAGGGCTTCCGTGTGTGCCTACAGTTAGCAACAAGTCAGCATTGAGAAGGGCAGCACTAGAGGAACCAATGAAAGAACTTTGTATGGATGGTATGCCACGGTTTATCATCCTACCTAAAGCAAAGATGACCAGGAAGGGATTGCAAGGTGGTTTCTGCTATCGTCGCATTATGGTATCTGGCGAGAAGTACACAGACGAACCAGACAAGAATGAATACTCTCACCCTGTCGAGGCTTTGGAGTATGGGTTGATGGGAGAGGGAGAAGGTCGCTCTGCTTTACGTGTTGGTGGCGTTACACAGACGGCCACAACTCAGGCGCGTATTGACTTCGACGTATTTTCATGATACAGAATGAAGGGATAAAAGAAGATTGGTGGATACTGTTCACCGACTCAAAGCAACCAACAAGGTTACTTAAATGGCTACAGCCGAGCTTCCAACACTGCTACATGATGAAGAAGTCACCCGGTGGTACTTACTGGATAATAATAAACCCGGTGCGGTCACACTTGGCTTTACAATTCGCAACCGTCGAAGACTATCCACATCCGAGGGCGTACGACCCACATGCAGTAATTCTACCTGTGACGGTGATAGCAGACGGCAAGACGGAGCGCGGCGGCCTGTGTTGGTTTAATTGCGTTGAGGCTTCAAAGGCTATTATGGGAATCAAGAAGTTTTGGGTACTTACACCGTATCAATTATATAAACACTTGAGGAGGCTATCATGAGCGACATATTACAACCTGGAGCCAAAGCAGCAAAGAAGGCATCAAAGCTACAAGAGCAACAGATAGGCGAGCAACGCAAGAAGGAAGAACTTGCACTCGCTGAATCTGAAGACGTGCTGGCAAGGCGTAAGGCAGTATCAGCCACAGGTGGCAGGAAGTCTTTAATCGCCACAAGCCAAACAGGTACTTCAGGCACTCTTGGAGGTACGTGATGGCAGAGAACAAGGTAAAGAACACGATTGAAGGTCTTGGGAATGTTGCTGACCTGTTGAAAAGGTTTAACGCAGCCCGTAGGCGTTGGGAGTTGTGGAGGTCATTGCATCAAGAGGCTTACGACTTCGCAGCCCCAGAGCGTGAGACGTTCCGCTTTAGGTCTCCAGGTCAGAGAAAGAACCGTCATGTGTTCGATTCAACAGCTATCCTTGGCTTGGAACAGTTCTCAAACAAGATTCAAGCCTCTATTATTCCATCATGGCAACAGTGGATGACCCTAACCCCTGGTGATCTTATTCCCAAGGACGAGAAGGAAGGTGTAGAGAAGGGACTTGAGGAAGCAACAAACACTTTCTTTACCAACCTGAATCACTCTAACTTCTCCACAGAAATATCCCCGGCTCTCGTTGACCTTGGAATAGGCACAGGGGCTATACTGGTAGAGGACGGCGACTTTGCCACAGGTGAGGCTTTCAGGTTCTCAAACGTACCTCTTGCAGAACTGTATCCAGAGGCATCTAACTCAGGTGCGGTCGAAAGCTCATGGCGTCATCAAGAGATTGAAGTAAGAGCTATCAAAACCACATGGCCGGGGGCAACTCTACCGCAAGCCCTTGAGGAGATGCTGAAGAGTAAACCGGAATCAATGGTTAAAATCATCTCCGGTATGCTGAAGAACGAGAATACCAAGAAGTATAATCACGTCATTATCCACGAACCATCAAAACATATCATCTTTGAGCAGGAGTTCAACACTAAGCGCCTGATTGTCTTCAGGTGGCATGTTGTACCGGGGGAAACTTTCGGGCGTGGTCCTATCCTTCAAATGCTTCCAGACATCAGGACGGTTAACAAGGTCAAGCAATTCATCCTTGAGAATGCAGCCCTTCAGATGGCAGGGGTATACACAGGGGTAGATGATGGTGTGTTCAATCCTCACACAGTACGCATTGCTCCCGGTGTTATCATCCCTGTAAACAGTAACAACTCCTCTAACCCATCTTTGCAAGCATTACCAAGGGCCGGAGACATCGGGCTAGGTGGTGTAATCCTTGAGGACTTGCAGAACGGCATTAAAAAGGCTTTGTTTGCTGACCCACTTGGCGAGATTACCGACCCTGTACGGACAGCAACAGAGCAGATGATTCGGCAACAGGAGATGCTTAAAACATCAGGGGCGTCTATTGGCCGGTTAAAGTCTGAGTTGATTGAGCCGCTTGTCACTGCATGTGTGGAGATACTTGTCAGACTTGGCAAGATTCCAGAGATTAAGATTGATGGCCGGGAAGTTACCTTGCGGCAAGAGTCACCATTAGCGAAAGCTGAAGACATTGATGACTTTCAAAGCTCTCAGGTTTGGTTTAACGCTGTTGCACAACTCCCTGAAGCTGTATTACTTGGAGCAGTCAAACTGGAAGACCTACCGGGATATTGGGCCGACAAGTTGAGTATCCCGACAAAGCTCATTCGTGATGATGAAGAACGTAAACAAATAGCAGAGGCGGCGGTTGCTGCATCGGAGGCAGGGCTTGGCCAAGGAAACGTACAGGAACCTGTTTGATGAATTAGGCGCATACGATCAAGAAGAAGCAGACAGGCAAACAGTAGAGAATCGTATAGTCGGTGAAAAGTGCGATTATCTGATCCACAAGATATTTGAGCAGACCGAAGAAGGTCAGGAGCTTATAGCTATATGGAAGGACGCACTTGACACCAGAGCCGGTGCCGATGTTGGCATGGAATACCTTGAAATAGGGATAATCGAAGGTTACAAACGATTTATCCGTCACATAATCAGAACGATAAAGAAAGTGGAGGCAGGCTAATGGCAGAGGATACTGGTCAAGAGACCACCCAAACCGCAGAAGAATCAGTAGCATCAGCAGTAGCAGAAGGAACGACAGAGACAACCACGGCAACAACAGAAACCACAGAATCAACTTGGTCATGGTCAGAAGGTGTGGCCGGTGAAGGTGATGCCCCTGAGTGGTTCAAGAGCGACAAGTACAAGTCGGTTGCAGCACAGGCAGAGGCATACAAACACCTTGAGGGCAAGATTGGTGCGTTTACCGGCGCTCCTGAAACTTATGAGATTAACGTCTCTGAGGCGTTGCAAGAGAAAGGCGTAGAGTTTACCGCTGAAGATCCAATCATGGAGGAAGCCTTTAAAATGGCTAAAGACATGGGCATGGACCAGACCGGCTTCGATAAGCTGCTGGACATCTACGGCATGACTCGCATTGCCGAAGGTGAAGCCCTTGAAACTCACAAGGTTGATGAGATGAAGGTGCTGGGGACCAATGCAGAGCAACGAGTTAACAACCTGGATGCATGGGGCAAGGCTAATCTTCCTACAGACCTGTACGATGGATTTGTAGAGATGGCGTCAAGTGCTGCTTCTGTCAAGGCAATGGAGCAGCTTATCTCTATGACCCGCAATGCTCCGGTTAATAGCAGCACAACCACGGCGGCGGCAAGCGTCTCAGGTGAAGAGTTAACCAAGATGCAGTTTGAGAAAGATGATAACGGGAACAGGCGAATGCAAACAGACCCAGCATTTAAAGCACGGTTTGATAAACTTGCAGCCGAGGTGTGGGGTGGTCATGAGCAACGTATCATCGTAGGGGGTAGTTGATATGACAGAAGATCAAGAAAAAACAGAAGCTAGGCTTTTGATGTGCATTAACGAAAGTATAGACAACTTCGACGCTAAAGCGGCTCGTGAATATGCATCAGTCTATCTCGAGTTCATCAAAGCCGTTTGTGAAGCACAAGTGTTGTTGCGATGAAAACAATTGGTATACATATAGATTGACAAATATCACAAGTATGTGTTAAGCAAATAGATAACCTTTCCGATACCTCCTCTTAGGGAGCCGGAGACTATGGGTTGTTACTTAAATGTAGCAAGATCGCCCCGAGTTTTCGGACACTCGATCAAGTT